GTGTCTTCAAACCGGAAGCCATATCCCGGCGCTACATTAATCGGATCACCGCAATACAGGTCGGCAATCTTGTGTTCGTCCACGACGCCGCCAGATGTATGCTCGGTCACCCATACTTCATGTGTTGACCAGCCGAATGGGTTTGCTTTGCCATTCTTCAATTCAACGTCCTGAATGTCAGAGCCGTCTTTTGTGAACCAGAGTGTTTTGGTCACGCCGCTTTTCCGCGCAAATGGCGTATCTTGCGGTTTGCCATAGTCAGTCATTTAGCCTCCTCATGGCCCAGCACCAGGTTAATCAGCCTATCAGACCATATCCGGCGCATTGCCGCGCGGGACATTCCCCGCTGGGCATTGTGCAAAATTAAATCAAGAGACTTTTGGTTGTACTCAATAAACCGCCGGTCTTCTTCGCGGGCCATGCGGTCCATTTCCCGCGCCTGAGATACGCTTTCTCGCTGCGTATCTCTCATTTTAAACCTAAAAGGGAATATCATCGTTTAAATCATCCAGTGAAATCTTAGGGCCAAGATCAACAGCGGGCGTCTTCTTGCGTCCGCGCTTGGAAACTTCCTTGCTAGTGACATGGGCGGGGCCGTTCTTGAACGTCTCACCCGTGCCTTCAACAAAATACTCGACGAAATTGCGCTCGCCATCAATCGGCGTCCCATGCACCAGGGCGGGGATGAATATATGGCTATCGCAACCCTTGCGCTGGTCGTCGGCTGATAGTTCCTTGGCAAACTCATGGCAAGTCCACTTGCCGTCCGCGACAGGCGTGGAATGGCAGCAAGTACGGCAATTAAACTCAGCGGGCTGCGTGTCATGGCAGAAAGGCGCAAAGTCGCACCATTTGCACGGCATCTTTGCCGCGCTGTCCGTAACCTTGGGCGGGGGTGCGGTGGCCGCGATGGTCTTTTGTGCGCGGTGCATCAGGTCACTAAAAACGCCCTGATTGAAATGCACCCATTCGGTATAGATTTCGTCTGTGTTCTTGTTGACGTTAAGATAGAGCGCCCGATCCAGCTTCATCATACCCATGTAAATCATCATCTGGGCATAGTGCTGGGGCTTGGCCTTTTCGACGCCGGTATCCTTCAGCTTCTTGGAAGCTGAGAAATTGGCCGTCTTAATCTCTAAAACAGCCCAAGTTTTCGGCCCTTCAGCAAAGCCCCGGCCAATGCCGTCAACGCTACCGCCGAAATGACCACTATCGTCGCGACAGTCGATTTGCTTACCGTTTTGTTCGGTGTGTAATTCAACCCCGATTGCGCGAAGTTCTTCGTAAACACGCTGCTCCTCCCTTTTGCCTGTCCCAAATAAACGCAATACGCGCCCTTCAAAATTGGGGGACGCAGCCCAGCGAAAGGTCAACCACAGAAACCGATCACACTCATGCCCAATCAGAGACGCGCCCAGGTGTTCCCTGTGGCCTTCACGCTTTGATTCATACCAATCATAAATCTTGCGGGCTGTAGTGTGATCGGATTCTGGGATCGTAACCATCTATTCCCCCAAGGGTTCCATGTTGATGCTAATATTCATCAAGCTGGTGGCAATGCTTTCGCTCTCAACTGCGATCCTGTTAAGGCTTAATGCAATCGACGTAAGCAAGATTTCCTGGCTAGGGCAAATGTCCGCGTAAAGCGTTTTGTCACCTATCTTTTCCCAATCTGGGTTGTAAATTGCCTGATCCAATCCAGTAATCATGTTATTTCTCCCAAGGCTTTTTGCCGGAAGCAATAGATTCGCGGTCAACAGTGGGCTTGGGCTTCTTGGCGCTGCCAAGCGGGCCGGAACCAAGCACCGTGTTGCGGGTCGGATCGTTGCGGTCAATGCCAAGAGTCAGCTTGAAGGGGATGTTGTACAGCGCCGTGGTGTCAGCGCCGCGCTCCAAATCCTGACCGCACGACTGGAAATAGCGAGTCAGACTAGCCTGGGCAATTTTCTCAGCGGTAGGATTGGCGTTCTTGACGTTCAGATTATCCCAAATCTTGCGGCCCGAATACGAACCGTCAATGATTTCCATGGTCAGCGCAATATACTGGCCTGTGCCAGCCTTCGTTTCCTTCAACACGCTGTCAGTAATCATGGCGGTGTAATCACCGCGCGGCAGGGCTTCAAAGGTGCGCGGTGCAAACTCAGACGGTTCAACAGCGTCAAATTCAATGATAGGCATAGTTTAGTCTCCAGTGGTTAATTGATTGCAGCGGCAAAATCATCCCAAGACAGGGGGATAGACTCAGGCATGGAATAGCGGTTCTTCGCCATGTATGCGGGCTTTTCGCTAGTGAACAGCAAGCGTTCGCCCGTCGAAATGCCGCGATTGTTGGTCTGGTTAAAGCCCACATCGTCCTTCTTAACGACGGTCTTGTAATTACAGAACAACACAGCGTCAGCCCACTCACGGACAACAGCGTTAGCCTTGTCCTGGAGCTTGGGCATATAGCGGTCATAAGGTTCGACTTCCGGGCTATCAAACCGGCGTATCTGGCAATGAGCAATCAGGATGACAATCATGCCCTTATCGTTACGCAAGGCATTCAGACCGTCCAAGATTTCCCGCATACGTCCAACGGCGTACACGGCAGCACGACCATAAGCCAAATCCTTAGCGTCATACTTGGCTTCGATTTCCTTGGCAATCATGGCTTCGAGCCAGTCCATGGAATCAATCACAACAGTGCGGAACTCATGCTTGGACGAATACAGCGTAGCAATAGCGGCCATAACATCATCAGACGATGTAGCCAGCGGGAAGCTGTCAACCTTGAGCGAGCCAAGGCCGTCCTCCGTGCAGATAAAGATAGGGTTAGGGGCAGATGCTCCAAAGCTGGATTTGCCAATACCTTCAACGCCATACAACAAAACACGCGGGCTAGAGATAGCCTCGTTCTTACGAATTGACTTCAAGTCAAACGCCATAAATCAGTCCTTCCAAATCATTGCGAAAGACGTTGTAGGGGGGATCACAACTATAAATCAATATGTTTTTTTGTTATATTTGCGCTTGTCAACCAATGCGAACCACTCCAATGTCCGCCGCGCCCAGAAAAAGGATTTGATTTATGGCAATCATCAAAGGTCGGTGCGAACCGGCCTTCACAGTCTGCACAATGCTCGGCGGGGTTACAAAGACCGCCAAGTTGGTGGGCCTAACGCAGTCCGGCGTCTCACGCTGGTTGGTCAAAGAAGGCACAGGCGGGCGAATTGCCCAGAAATACTGGCCTAAAATACTCAAGTACGCAGCGAAGCATAAAATCAAAATCACAATCAAAATGCTTTCGGGCATCTGAACGAGGCTCTAATGCGTAATAGTGAGTTCCTGGCTGCCGTCTATGGCAAGCTACGGGAAAACTACGACTACGGCTGGACTACGGCGTTTGCGTCTGACCCTAGCAAGGCGCTCCCAACCGTTTGGGGCGGTAATGCTTACGGCGGAACCGACAATGAAAAGGCAATTATTAACCAACGTCAAGAAGATAATGCATATTTTTGCGTATCGGTGTTGTACAGCCGCGATGGCAAAAAACGGCGGTCCAAAGAGACGTTTGGCCGCCTAGCCGTATTGTTGGCCGACGATGCCGACCCATCGCAACTCATGTCTATGCCTAGCTATGTCCTGGAAACTAGCCCTAGTAGGTATCAGATCGGTGTACTACTAGACCCTGAGGATGCCGATACCCGCAACTTGCCGCTGATTGACGGCGTGTTGTCAGAGATGGCCGCGCGGGAGCTGATCGCCGCTGATTCGTCGGGTAACAACCCCGTCCGGTATGCTCGCTTGCCCGTGGGATCAAACACCAAAGCACGGCCTGGCGGCATCTACACAACCCGCCTGATTAGCTGTGACCTGAGTGAAGTGCAGACGCTGGCCGACGCTGCCGCCTGTTTCGGGCTAGACCTAGAGGACATCAGGAGCAAAATCGGCAAAGCCAAAATTGTATCAGACATTAAAGCCGGGACGGGCGATGCCGCCCAGCTTTACAAGGACATCATCAACCCAGACCTGTCCCAACGATCCTACCATGACGCGCTCCTGAAGATCAGTAGCTCCATGGTGGCCTCCGGGATGCACAGGGGGGCGGTAGTCAATCATTTGCGGTCTATCATGGTCGCATCCAAACCTACCGTGGACGGCCCCGAAATGGACCGCTGGCTGGTCAGGACCGGGCCTGAACTTGTCCGCATGGTCGAGACAGCCGGTAAATTCTCGCCAGACGACACTAAACCCCCGCCTAACCCATTCCCAAAGCTGGTCCTGTCGATGGAGCAGCTCAAAGAACGCACGGCCAACGTCGATTGGGTAGTCAAGGGCGTGATCCCAGAAGACGCCATGATGTGCCTATTCGGTGCGAGCCAGACGTTCAAATCGTTTGTCGCCCTGTCAGCCGCCCTGCATATATGCACCGGCCAGGAATGGATGGGACTGCGGACAAAGAAAGGCCCGGTAGTCTACTGCGCCGCAGAAGGCGGGGGCGGCATCTATCGCCGCGCGTCAGCTTGGGCAAAAACCCATCTAGGCCAAGAGTTCGTGCCTGATTTCAACATTTGCATAACGCCGCTCAACCTGACCGTACAAGAGGAAATGACCAGCCTACGCATGGACATTGCCGAAATGCCCGTCCCGCCCACCCTGATCGTGCTTGACACGCTGTCCCAGATGTTCGGCGGGGGCGATGAGAATGACGCAACCCAGATCAGCGAGTTCTTCCGCGCGGTCAACCAGCACCTTCGTGCGCCCTTTGGCTGCACCGTCATGATTATCCACCACACAGGATACAACGTGGACGCGGCCAACAGGCCACGCGGCTCTAGCGCCATCGCAGCCAACCTAGACGCCATGCTGTCCGTCCAACGCTCCGACCCGGAAGCCCTGTCCTGCAAAATGACTGTGGCAAAAATGAAAGACGGCGAGCGCCCTGAACTGCCATACTATTTTGACATGGAATCAGTCGATCTGGGCCTTGACCAGCACGGCGACAGGCAGACCAGCTTGGTCGCCAACTTCAGCGATAAGGCCCGCGAAGCCGCAGAAAACCTGAAATCTGGCAAATACAGCAGCATGATCTTGCGTATGCTGGATTCAGGTGAACCTGTCACAACACACGAAATGCGGACAGAGGCCAAGCCGTTAGGCGGCGACAACCCCGACAACGTGCGCCGCGCAATCAACAGAGTGTTGACCAAGCTGAAAGCGGCCAAAAAGATCTATGAAAAGTCGCCCGATGTGTGGGTGATAGAGAGATAGCAATCCCCCCGGCGAACCGCCAAGTCAACCGGGGGGATGCCGCACCTGCCGTCCGTGGGTGTAACGCAGGTGCTATTCTGTAATGATCTCAGACAATAGAGCAACATAACCGCATATGTCCTGCAAGCTGTCCAAGTGCGTTGGGCTGGCTTTCAGGCGGCTCATTTTAAGATCCACCATGCAGAGGCAGACTTGGGCGGGCGTGACCTTGTGGCCCAGCGTGGCCGTCCAGCGGGCCGCCGTGTCGCCCAGGTTAGCCCGCGCGTCGCCATAGACTTCGCCGCGCTCGCGGACGATCAGGGCGACTTGAGATAGGAAATCGGCGGCTTTCATAGGTATTTATCCTTTGTCAATTCTTCCATGGGGGACAAGGCGCTTTGCGGCACAAAGTAACATGGCCGCGAGCCTGTCGGGTCTTTCCAAAACTCAGGGCGTTTAACCGCCCCAATGCGACACCAGCCAACCAGTTTATATTTTCCGAATCCGCCTATCACAAACACGCAAAGGTCTGCATCATTGTCGCTCTTGTGCAACAACAAGTGACCATTGGCGCGGTCTGTATAGCGCACTTGGAGCGGGCCAACGTCAGGCGCTTTAAAGTCGCCCACAATCCCAGCCCAGTACAAATCTAGCCCCTTGGCAACGGCCAGTTCGGCCATAGTCCCTTCAATAGCATTGTGCCAGTTATAGCCCTGCTGGCCGTGCGTGGGTTGCCTGTTCTCGTCTATGACTTGCACCAGCCGCAGTGCGCCAACGTGTGCGCCGTGCAGCATCTCGTACCAGCTAAGGTTAACTTCCATTATTTCACTTGACGCAGCTTGCTGGGCTGCTCGATCCCCGCGCTTGGCGCGTAAGGCCAATCCGGCGATGATGCGGGCATGGGGTGCGGGTAACGGGACGCCCAGACAAGGGCCAGATATTCAGCTTCAGTACGGCCCTGGCGCATTTCGGCCAATGCCTCGCGGGCGCTTGTCTCGTGCAACATCTAATCATTCCTCGCTATTAGGTTGTCGCAATCCCGTGAGTTCTTATTTTTGCACGGCAACCGGCCATTGTCGCACGCCCAACAGTTATGATCCCTAAAAAGCCCTTCCCGCTCCGGGGCCGGATCGCGGGGATCGGGCCGGGGACGGCATATGTGGCAATCATACCACAGCCGGTCTTTAGAATCCCATCGGGCCGTTGCGGCCTTGGGCAGCGTGTTACCGCACCGGCAGCGGGTGGCATGGGGGGTGGGCTTGAGCTTGTCCATCAACGCCCCGTCCTTTGGGCGCTCGAAGCCCATTCGGCGTGTTCGCGGTCATAGCCCGCCGCCAGCCGTTCCTCTTCAAGCGCAGCGTCTACAAGCAGCCCGCAGTCGCGCCACTGGCCGTCAGGTTTAACCGCAATAAACGTGGCCTGAACGATGGGCAGGTCATAATCCATGATGTAACGGACAATCGCGTCAATGCTGGCAAATCGGCAGCATTCGCCGTCCGGGGTCCAAGTGGCCAAGTACCAGGTCATCATAGCGCACCTACCAAGGCGGCCAGCAGTACAGCCGCCGCGCCAGCCGCGCCAAGCAATAGGGCTAGCAGGGCGGTGCCAAGGGCGGCATTTAGGGCATGACGCCAGCGGGTAGTGGGTCGGGGCGGGGGGATGTAGATCATGCGTCACCCGACACAATTTCAATTGTGAAGTCGCCCCAGCTGTAACGCCCCATGGGGGCGGCGTCAAAAACGCCAGCTTCAGCGTAATTTTGCACTGCCATGATAACATGGTCTAATTCAGTTTCTGTGGGTTCGGCCCAAATCTGCATGGGGGGCCGTTTTTTGCTCGAAATTGCATGAATAGCCATGACAATTGCGGGGTGCGTCTCGCGGCTATCACCCCATGCTTGAGCTGCGGCGTGTGTGATGGGTGTGCTGTATTGGGCGGTGGTCATGGATGGCGGTCCTTTCGGCGCACCGGGATTGGTGCCGCATGAGTAAAACTCATAATGTTGGGGGGGCGCAATAGGGGGGATGATATTATTTTTGGCGGCTGGATTAGAGCCGAAAGAGGCAAATGGGCGGACACCTGCGTTTATTATGACTTTTTGCCCCTAAAAACCCTTAAAAGCCAATGATTACAATGGTTTAAGCGTATTTACCCCATTTATGTTGCGTTGCACCGGACATTTGCGATGTCCGCCGGACATTTGATAACGATTCGCAGGGAAATACGCGGATGTCCGAAAACCGGGCTAAATGTCCGGTTTTGCCGCCCAAAATGTACGCTAATATCCGGACGGACAAGGCATCGCAGCTCGTCGGGACACGCACACCGTAGGTATACCTACGGTGTCCTGTCCGGATGTCCGGTCCTAAATGGGTGTCCTAGCTAGGCTGGCTAGGCGGCAATCGTTACCCACCCTGCCCCTGCGCGACCAGGCGGATAGCGTCACCCATCGCCCACCCAATGTCCGCATTACACCTTGCGGTTGTGTTTGCCTTAATTGGCATTGCCGATCGATTGGCTATGCTATTGATAACATTACGTTTTCAGGCATCGTTGCGTATAATGTCTATTATGGGAAATCTTGTGCGATGCAACATAGCTAGGCTAACCCATTGATATCATTGGGATTGGGCAATACCACACGGCTGTCGATGTCGATTTCCAAAAAATTCTTCGACGGGGTGGGGGCTTGCTCTTGCCTAACCCCCCGTACAAATCTTTTTACCCTACCATATTATGACTTTTTTTCATGCCACCCCCGCGCGTCTTCTTTACGTCTTACCTTTTGTGTACAAGTAAAACGCCGCACCCCGGACACCAGACATGGCAACCGACACAAGGCGTACCCGGCTTGATGAACGGCTGAAGGAGTGGGCGACCCCCACGCAGGTCGAATACATCGACGCTGTGAATGAGACGGGCAGCGCCAGGGCGGCTGCGGCCAAGCTAGGCCGCCACCACAGCGCAATAATGGCCAGCATCAAGCGGCTGGAAGCTAGGGCATCCCGGCAGGGATACAGCCCTGAACACGCCATGACGCGGCCCGTGCCTGACGGCTTTTTGCTCAAGGGGGTCAGCACATACTACAATTCAGAAGGCGAGGCGGCTGGCCAGTGGGTCAAGTCGTCTGTGGACACGGCTAGACAGGCGGAAATCTATAAGGCCGCCGCCGAAGCCATGGCGGAGGACATGCCCCGCTTTGCCGCCATACCCCGCCCCATGGCCACAAATGCCGACCTATGCAACCTGTACACCCTGACCGACAGCCATGTGGGTATGCTGGCATGGCACAAGGAAGGTGGGGATGATTGGGATCTGAGCATAGCCGAAAGAACCTTGGTTGGCTGCTTTGAACAGATGATGGCTGCGGCCCCGCAGTCTAGGGTGGGCATAGTCAATCAGCTTGGTGACTGGCTCCACTATGACGGCTTGAACGCCGTCACTCCGCTGCATGGCAATGTGCTGGACGCGGACGGGCGTTTTAGCAAGATGGCGGCTGCGGCTATACGGATATTGCGGCGCGTCATAGACTTGGCCCTGATTCGCCATGAAGTCGTCCATGTTATCCTTGCGGAAGGAAATCATGACATTGCGTCAAGCGTTTGGCTGCGTCACATGTTCAAGGCGCTGTATGAGAATGAGCCTCGCATAACCGTTAATGACAATGAATTGCCGTACTATGTCTATCAGCATGGTAGGGTCATGCTGGCCTTCCACCATGGCCATTTGTCCAAGAATGCGGCCTTGCCCCTGCTGTTTGCGGCCCAGTTTCCTGCCATGTGGGGCGAGACGACCAAGCGGTACGTCCACACGGGCCACAGGCATCACAAGGACGAAAAGGAGCATCCGGGCGTCACTGTGGTGCAGCATCCGACATTGGCAGCGCGTGACGCATATGCCGCGCGGGGCGGCTGGATCTCTGAGCGCGAGGCTACTGCCATGACCTATCACAGCCAGTTTGGGCTGGTTGCCCGCAATACGGTCACGCCAGAAATGCTGGTTACGCCATGAATGTCTCGCTTCTGGCCCTTGTTGGTATAATTTACTTAGCGGTTGCAGTGGGTTATTGGCGCGAAGGCAATGTCGGGATGTCTATATCCTTTGTGGCGTACAGTCTGGCCAATTTGGGCTTCATCCTAGCGGCATGGCGGATCTGATGACGGCGCCGCTTGTCCTGACACAAACTATTCTGGCGGCTTGCTACGACTTTCTGCGGGTGACGTCACCCTTCAAGGCCATGCGACTGCCGCCTTCCAGCGAAGTCGTGTTTCGGGTCGTCAATGATTCGGGGATATTTGCTGATTTCCGCATCGAGCGGGGCAAACCGACCATTCGGGTCAGCGCGGCCAAGAATGGGACGTTGCTGACGACCCTTTCCACAGTGGGCCACGAGATGAAGCACCTGGACCAGTGGATCAAGGGGGACCGTGAGCATCATGGCCCAAGATTTAGACGGTTTGCCGCCCGTGCAGCGGCCATATTAGGCGTTGACCCTAAATTATATTGACGATGCCACAAAATACGCGCATATTTGATAAGATTTACCCAGATTTAGTGCAAAAAAGGACATCTGATGGCCGCGCCTCCCCCCAAACACGCGCAGTTCAAAAAGGGCAATGCTGGGCGGCCCAAGGGCGTTAAGAACAAATCGACCCAGAACGCCCGTGAGGCGATTGCGCGTTTTGTGGACGGGAACGCTGACCGGCTCCAGGAATGGCTGGATGAAGTCCATGACCGGGACGGCCCGCTGGCTGCGATTAAGTGTTTTTCGGATTTGATCGAATACCATGTCCCCAAGCTGGCCCGTAACGAAATGACGGGCAAGGACGAAGGCCCGGTTGAATTGGTTGTGAAGTGGCTCGACGCTAAGAAGTAAAAATCGGATGGCGGTTAAGGAGATCAGTCTTGCCTATCAACCGCGCACCGCGTTCATGCCATTCCATGACCGGACGCAGCGGTGGGCTTGCCTTGTGGCGCATCGTCGGGCTGGCAAGACGGTTGCCGCGATCAACGACATCATACGGGCGGCGGTTACTTGCAAGTCGCCCAACCCGCTTTTTGCGTATATTGCTCCATTCCGCAGCCAGGCCAAGAGCGTAGCCTGGGATTATCTGAAGCGGTTCAGCGCTCCTATAGCGAAGGCGACAAATGAGGCAGAACTCCAAATTGATCTTGTCACAGGTGGGCGTATTCGCCTTTTTGGCGCTGATAACGCCGATGCTATGCGTGGTTTGGGTTTTGACGGTATTTTTATGGACGAGTATGGCGATTTTAGACCTTCTGTATGGGGTCATGTCATTCGTCCTACGCTTTCTGATAAGCAGGGTTGGGCGGTTTTTGCCGGGACGCCTAAAGGAAAAAATCAATTTTGGGATATTTACACCGGGGCCAAGAAAAACCCCGACGAATGGTTCCTCCTTCGATTGACGGCGACTGATAGCGGCCTTCTTCCGCAATACGAACTTGATGCGGTCAAAGCGCAAATCACGCCTGACCAATATATGCAGGAATACGAGTGCAGCTTCGAGGCGGCAATCCTCGGCGCGTTCTATGGTGTCGAAATGCGCGAGGCGGCAGACCAGGGCCGCATCAGCGCCGTGCCTTATGATCCGGCGTTGCCGACATATACTGCTTGGGATTTGGGCTTTCGGGACGACACTGCAATCTGGTGGTACCAGGTGGCCCGGAATGAAATCCACATCATTGATTACTTTGCGGTGTCGGGCGCGAGCATTGAGGACATTGCGAAGGTCGTTACGGAAAAACCCTACCATTATGGTAAGCATTATTTACCACATGATGCGCGAGCTAAAACCTTGGCTGCGCAGGGTAAGTCTGTCATTGAGCAGCTCGCGGAGTTTTTGGGGTTAGCCAACATTGCTGTTGTGCCTGACCTTGGCGTTCAGGACGGCATTCAGGCTGTTCGCATGACGCTGCCCAAATGCTGGTTTGACGAACTTAAGTGTTCGGAAGGCATTGAGGCGTTGCGTCAGTACGAGCGAGAGTTTGACGAAGACAAAAAGGCATTTCGCGCGGCACCCAAGCATAACTGGTGTTCGCATCCGGCAGACGCATTTCGTATGCTGGCTGTGGCATGGCGGGGCGAGACGCCTACAAAGATTCTTGCGAGTGAGCGCCCATTGATTGTGGGCAAAGGAAACACGGCAACGCTTAACGATATGTGGGCGTCTGCCAAACCAAAGAGAAGGGCTAGACTATGAGTGGTGTTAGCAATCCGTATGAGTATCAGTATGAACACGTTGCCGCGTCACAGACGGCGCAGGTTCTTGGCGGGACGGGAGCGGTGGGCGACTATCTGCATCGTTTGATCTGCACGGTCAGCACGGCGGCGACAAGCGTTGTAACGATCTTGGACGGTTCGGCTTCGCATACAGTCTTGCCGAATGCTGTTGGCGGGGGCATTGGCGTTTACAACATTGAAGTAAATGCGGCGTCCAAAAACGGCGCATGGAAAGTCACGACTGGCGCTGGCGTTGAAGTTCTGGCCGTGGGTATCTTCAGTGCGTAAGGCTGGATTGTACGCCAACATTTTGGCGAAGCAGGAACGGATCAAGGCGGGGTCTGGCGAGAAGATGCGTAAGCCGGGTGATCCTGGTGCGCCGACTGCCAAGGCGTTTGTGGAATCTGCCAAGACTGCCAAGGACGCAAAGAAAGACAAGAAATGACCGCAGCATGGACGCGCAAGGAAGGCAAGAATCCCAAAGGCGGTTTGAACGCCAAGGGCCGCGCGTCTTACAAGGCTGAGACAGGCGGGACGTTGAAGCCGCCTGTCAAGTCTGGCGACAATCCGCGCCGTGCGTCATTTCTGGCCCGCATGGGCAGTATGCCGGGCCCAATGGAGAAGAACGGCAAGCCTACCCGCTTGGCGCTGGCATTACGGGCTTGGGGTGCGTCCAGCAAGGCAGATGCAAAATCCAAG